TCCATCGGCTAGTGTTATTAAATCAGTATCTGATGTATGTCCTATTGTCGTACCATTAACTATTACATTATCAACAGTAAGTGTTGTAAGCGTTCCAAGACTTGTAATTGCTGATTGTGCTGCTTGAGTTACAGTCAAAGCTGTACCAGATGCGTTACCTGTTACATTACCAGTTAAAGGACCAGCAAAAGCATCAGCAGTTACAGTACCGTCAAAGAATGCATCTTTAAATTCTAAAGAACTTGTACCTAAATCTATTTGATTATCTGTTACAGGATATAAAGCCGAAGCTGTTAGTGTTAGTCTAGCTGCATTATCAACTTTAAAATCAATCTCGTTTGCTGTTCCAAAGTCAATAGCAGTTTGAGAGTCTTCTCCTAATATTAAATCTGTAGCATAAATTGATGTTATGCCTGTTTGTGCTGCATCTACAGCAAAGTCTATATTATCGTTTGATGTATCATAAGTTACAGTTATACCACTTTCGGTATTGCTTGAAAGCATATTAGTACCTACAGTATCTCTAATATAAGTTGCTAATGCTGTTCCGTCTACTGTGTATGCGTCTGCTTCGAGTGTGCCGTCTATGTCTGCATTACCACTTATATCTAGTGTAGCTGCATCTAATTCACCACTAATGGTTATGTTTCTACCACCAGTAATGTCTATATTTGAATCTGTGACAATAGCTTTACTTGCTATTACTGTACCTGCTGTTATACCGTCTATTGTTTCTAGTTCGGCTTCGTTAATAACAGCACTACCAATAGTAAAGCCTGTTCCTGTAATAACTCCAGATGAAGTAATTGCACCAGAGCCTATTGTTCCTAATCCTGAAACATTTCCGCTTGTATCAAATGTATAGTTTCCGTCTGAGAAAGTTCCGTCAATCGTTAAGTTTCTAAATGTTCCTATGTCTTTATTTGAATCTACTACGACTGCTTTAGAAGCTGCAACAGTTCCTGCTGTAACTCCATCAATTGTTTCTAGTTCTGCTTCGGATATGTCTGCTGAACCTATTACAAAGCTTGTACCTGTAATAGCTGTACCTGTAATTGCGGCAGCACTTGAACCACCAATGATTGCTCCGTCAACAGTTCCGCCATTAATATCAGCAGTATCAGCTACTAAACTATCTATGTTTGCTGTACCATCTATGTATAAATCTTTCCACTCAGAACCTGAAGCACCTATGTCGTATGTATTATCAGCACTTGGTAAAAGATTAGAAGCAACATCAGCACTAAAAGCTACTGTATCAGAAGCTGCGTCACCAAAAGTAAGATTACCTGCTATTGTAGCATTACCAGTAACTGTTAAGTTTCCGCCTACAGCTAGGTTTCCTGAAACATCTGCCGCACCGTTGATGTCTATTGTAGTTGCATTAATTTCAATCTCTGTGTCTGATACTAAGTCTAGTACACCATCTGCTGATTGATAAATATAAGTACCTGAATCACCAAACTGAAGTTGATCAGTACTTGAAAGAAGTAAGCCTGTGTCGGCTACGTGTGTAAGTGATACGTCTTGATCATCACCAAAGTTTATTACTGCTCCGTCTGCTAAGAATAAATCACTAAACTCTAATGCAGATGTACCTAAAGCTGCACCATCAGATGCATCAGGTACGAAAGCCGTAGTAGCTGTTATGGTTGTGCCTTGTACTGTGCTTGAACCTGTGATAGCTCCTGTGACTGCTAGAGTAGATGCCATATCTACTGCACCATCAATATCTACTACATCTAAATTAGCTGTTCCATCAACATCTATATCTCCTGCGACATCTAGACCTGCAGCGCCTGCTAAAACTAAATCATCAGCAGATGTATCCCACAACATATATGCACTTGCAGTATCTCCAAAGAATTTAACATCATATCCAGTATCGTCAACACCAACAGTTATAGTATTATCTACTTGAATAGCACCATCAAGATTTGTAGTACTTGAAACCGTTAAAGCATCTGTAGTTATTGTACCATCAAAAAATGCATCTTTAAATTCTAACGAGCTTGTACCTAAGTCTATATCGTTATCTGTAACTGGAACAATAGCTCCGTCTTGTATTCTTATTTGTTCTACTGCGGAACTAGATACTTCTACAAATATTCCCCAACGATTATTAGTACTATCCGCAACTATCTTATTTAAAAAGTCTAAGTCACCTATGGTGTGTATATTACCACCGTGTCCTGATGTGCCATCATGTCTGTGGCCTGTAGAACCTACAGTACTTGCATGATATGCAAATGCGTTTACTAATTGATTGTATTCGTTGTTAAACAATGCAGCAGTAATGGTGTCTCCATCACTAAAACTACTTTGTCTTGTATAACTATATGCCATTTCTTAATTTCTCCCTGAAGGTACGTAATCTATATATATTCCATTTATTGTATAAGGACCATTTTGGTCATCGCTAAAAAGTCTAAAACTTGATGTATTTCCACTTCCTTCTACAGTTTGTTTTACCATTGGATTTTCTGCTGCTCCAAAAGTAACACTATTAAAAACTCCTGATCCAAAAATAGCAGCAGGAGGTATATTACTTAATGTATAATCAGAAGGTTGTGGTGTTGCATCGTCTTCGTAATCATACCTAACTCTTAAAGTAGGCTGCACAGATCCTTCTGGTTTTACTGATAACTTTACATATTTTAAAGTTTTTAATGTTCCTAAATCTCCGAAATCCATGCTCGGAGTTTCATATTCAGCATTTATATTTGTTGCTGTTCCTGCTGGATTAAAATCGTTTCCTGTATCGTGGTTGTAAACATATCCAGCATAATCACCATGATAAAATTTCTCTACACCTGTGTTTGTAAATCCAGAAGCTATTCCAGCACTTGCTTGTATTCCTTGTACTTCAGACCACTCAAACCTAGAACCTCCTTCTGGTGTGGATCTTAGTGTTCCTATAATTCCTTCTGAGACACTTGTTGCTGTTCCTGAAGATCCATAAAATAATCTATATTGTGACTTCTTTCTAATTACACAGCTATTTATATTATAAGAACTAATATTAGATGCTATATCTCCTATGATTGGTTGTATCTTTCTACTCAAAGATCCCAACTCTATATCACCAATTCTTGATGTACCTGCTACTGTTCTTATACCATCTGGTGCTAAAAATAATAACTGTCCACCTAGTTCTTGAATACTATCTCCATCCATACAACCTATATTCTTTGTCACAGGTTGTACTGCAATAGTACTAGAGTTATTAATATTTACTAATTTATAAATACTGTTCTTACAGAAAATTATTAGATCATTACGAAAAGACTTTAAGCCTACTACTTGATCATCCAACTTTATACTTCCAGAACCGCTTGATGTAAAATCATCTATATCATCAGTACCACTATAATATATAGTATTTTCTGCTGTACCTGCTCCACCTACAACTAAATGTCTATCGTGTATTACACAATATTTAGGATAGTGTGTTCCATCTACTGTAATTTCTTTTGCAAAAAATGTTCTAGTATCTAGGTCTCCAGTACCAGTCATTTTAAAATAAAAAGGTTTTACACCTGAACCTCTATCTGTTATAATTAACTCACCGTAATCAGTATCGCCTTCGTAGTTTGCAAAAGTTGCTTGGCCTTGTGAAGTTCTTGCTGAAGTGCTTCTACCACCAAACGTACTATAGTTATCTCCGCTACCTGATACACTCGCTCTGTTTAATAATAACCAACTGTCTCCATCTTCGCTAAAATATATATTTGTGCCTGAACAAGCTATTAGGCCATCTGCATATACTTGTAATCCTTTTATTGCATTAGAACTATTTGGTCTTGTACCGTCTCCAAACTGACTATATCCATTTATTCTTCTGTAGCCTCCTGTTGTAGAAACTTCAAAGTTTTGTAATCTTGTAGCTTCTCCAGGTGTTCTTAATAATTCAAATTGACTTGCTACTTTATTTAAACCGCCTTGACAAGCTACTGCAAAAGGTTGTGAAGTAGTCATCTTATTATATTTGATCCGTTGACATAAACTTAGGAGTAGGATTCATAAGATTAGATCTCATTTGTCTTAATCCTTTTTTATAGTCATCTAATGCAAAAGCCGAAGCTTGCGGATTATCTTTAAATTGATGCATATAATATCTAGCTCTTGCTAATAACACTGATGTATACATATCTGGAAATACTATTGTATCTCCGTGTGCGCTCAAAGCTGTAGGTAAATCCCAAGCAAAAAACCATACTCTGTATACTTTATCTGGTATTGGACTTACTCCAAATTTTCTACCGTCAGGACTTCTAATAACAACTCTAGGTTCACCATATGTTTGAGTATCAGCATCGTCTACATTTTCTGATGCTCTATAATGATCTTTCCACTCTTCTATTGTTGAAAACGATAAGTTCCTGCTTGTATAAGGTGTAGATGCTCCACTTACTCCTATAGTTGTTAGATAAAAATCATCCCAATCTACAGCGCCATAATCAGTTGTTATAGAACTTGACGATGCTTTTAATTCGTACCAACGTGTTCCTGCTACAGTCTCTACGTATACATTACCATAAAAAGGATCAGTAGCTCCACTTTCACCAGTAGCTAGAAAAGACCATTGTGGTTCAGCGCTTACAATATCGTTATATGCTCTATTTATACAGTCTTTAATATGAGCCTGTATTCCTAATGCATCTCCAAAATTAGAAGATGTTAAAACAACCTCATTTGATTCTCTTAATAACTCATTACTTAGTTGTAAATATGTTGTGGCCATTATCCTTTCTGTCTGTTATAATTCTTTTGGGATTTTCCAAAGATCTTATCCCAATTCTTGTTGTATCTTTCTCGTTGTTCACGAGTCATTCGACTTCCTGGTCGAACTAATTTTCTATTACCTTTCTTCTTATTCTTTAAAATGACAGGTCTTGCATCTGTTCCTATTTGTGGCATCTCTTTTCTCTATTTAGTATGGGGAAGGTGAACATAAAATTCCCTTCCCACATACGTTTTTCTGCTCGAATTAACGATTAGTCAATCGCATAGAAAGCAGCTACTAGAGCTTCGCTACGAAGTACATCAGCGCCATAGACGTGAAGACCTCTAACGATGTCACCAAAACTGTCAGGATCACGGATCACTTCAGTTTGTGTGATAGCTTGTGCA